GAATATGTTGTAAATATGATTAAAAAACGCTCAATTGGATGGAATTATAAACATTATAATGATACAGAAGTTATTCAGTTTTTTCAAGAAAACCCTTTATCAGAATTTCCAAATGTTATAGAAAAGTTTTTCTCGTTTAGTTATGGAGAACATAGGGCTGATCTATTTCGCTATTATTATTTGTATGTAAATGGAGGTGTTTATTTTGATACAGATGCCATGATTGAAACAAATATAGATGATATTGTCAAAGATTATGAATTTTGTTCCGTAAATTCGAACTATTTTCCAGGTTCGATATTTCAAGGATTTATTGGTTGTGTATCAAAACATCCTATACTTTATGAAGGTTTGAAACATTTATATAATACTCCAAATGAAGAATTAATTAGATCATCAGAGAACTTTCATGATATATGTAGAAAATTTTATACTATTGTAAAGGAATATAATGATCAAACGAAAATTCATTTATATGAAGAGATATACGGAGATAATGTTACTGCGTACATAGTTGATACAAATAATAGTAACATTGTTATGAAACATTATCATATTCGTAAGATAATACCTTTTGAATAATTATAACTTGCTGTATATTTATAATATTTTATTATAGATATACCACTAATGAATAATATTAAAATAATGTCAAGAATAAAGCCAATAGATGAAAATAATAATAAATGCGTAAAAATTGAGGGTAATAAAATATTGATAAGAAAAAAACAATCTGGTTGTTTTAAAGAACGTTTAGTAAAATATGAATATAATTTTGATAGAGTTTTTCAAGATACAGTAACTAATTTAGAAGTGTTTTATGAAATTAGTATAGATATGCTTTATAACTTTATAAAAAAAAGAAAAAATATTGTGTTTTATGTATACGGTGAAACAGGATCAGGTAAGACACATACTATATTGGGAAGTCAAAACGAAGAAGGATTCTTTAAAATGATTTTACAAGATATGATTGCAATGGATCTACCAATTCATGTATCAGTTATCCAAATTTATAATAATAAGTTTTTTGATGTATTAAACAATAATAAAGTGACATTTCAAAAGGAAAATGGAGGACAAGAATTTGTATTGTCTACTTTAAAAAAACAATCAATCGAAAATGAAGAAAATATAAATTCTATTAAAGAATGTATTTTATCTAATAGAAAAGTTGGTAAATCCGGACAAAATGATACTTCTTCAAGAACGCATTTATGTATTATAATTTATTCTAATGGTTTAACCATGAAAATTATAGATCTAGCAGGCTGTGAAAAAGCTTCACAATCAATATGTACCAATAAAAAAATGTGTTTAGAAAATGGTGGTATAAATCAAAGTTTATTTAACTTGAAAGAATGTATTCGTTCATTAGTAATGAATAAAAAACATATACCGTATCGCCGTTGTGAGTTAACAAAATTTTTGAGAGATTCATTTAGTGATTCTTGTAAAACATTTATATTGTCAACCATTAATCCACATTATAAAAACCAAAGTACTAATATTGATGTATTTAATTATATAACAGATATTAGAAAAATTAATATTGTATCTAACCAAATGTTTCCAACCATTCAAAATAGCCATATTGAAAGTCCAAGATTCAAGTATTTTAAATCGAATCAGAGTATTTTATCTGAATTGCAAAATATGGAAGAAAATATATTAAATAGAATATTTGAAACAAAAACTACAAAACATTTGTTTGCTGATTATATTCATGTTATTGAAAAAAAACAAGATATTATGAATAATTATAGTAAAACAAATAATATCACCTCAGTACCTCCTATTTATCCAAAGCCTAAACAAAAATATATTAATAAAAAAAGGAAATTAAAAGAGAAAATACAAAAGACTTACTCTACCGTTACTACTTTTGCCAAATTGCGCGGATAATCAGGATTATTGCCATTTTTTAAACATAATTCATAACTTAATAGTTGCAATATAATATTTGCTAACAAACTATGATAACTATAATTATTATCAATACCAAAAATACAATCATTTGATATCTTTGATTCTTTGTATCTATTTGTATCGTTTGTAATTATCATGATACGTGCATTTCTAGATAATGTTTCATGTACAATATTACTAATTTTGTTTCTGTGCTTTTCGTCTGTGTCTAATATAATTATAGGTAAATCATCTACAATTAATGCAAACGGACCATGCTTTAATGCTGATGCAGAATAACCTTCCGCATGCAAATAAGAAATTTCTTTTATTTTTAATGATCCTTCTTTCGCAATGGCTTCATTTTGACCTTTCCCTAATAAAAAAACAGTGCTTTGGTTTGTAAAGTAGTCAAGAATATTAGCAACTTTAGATTTTGTGTTTTTGATTACTTCGTTAACTTGGAAATGCAAATTTTGCAAATCTTTTATTTTTTGATATCGAATTTTTGTATGTGTATTTTTATTTTGTGAAAACCATATACCTATTAAAGACAGCACAATACATTGACTTGTAAATGATTTAGTTGAAGCAACTGCAAACTCCCTGCCTACGTTAAGATATACACCACAATCGGTTTCTCTAGCAATTAATGAATCTGGAATATTAACAACACCCATTGTAATAGCATCATGTTGCTGAGCAATTTCAATACATCTATGTAAATCTTTTGTTTCACCTGATTGTGATAGTAATATTAATAACGTCTTACCAGATTTTGGCAAATCAACAGAGTCAAATTCTGCTCCATCAAAAACTTGAACAGTGTTAAATATTTCTAAATTTTTGAAATCATAACTACTCCATAAACCAGCGTGATATGATGTTCCACAGCCCAGTATGATTAAATTATTACATTCTAATAATATATTTTTACTTACTTCAAGACCGCCTAACTTTACAGAATTATCGCTTAATATACGTCCGCCATTGTTTGTACATGATAATATACTATTTGGTTGTTCTTCAATCTCTTTTAACATCCAATGCGTGTAATTACTCGGAAGTATATAATTTTCCTTTTCACTATAGTTTATTTTATATCTTTGTAAATTTTCCGTAAAGTTTATTTTATTATTGTTTAATTGTATTTCAATAAGATCATGATTGTCAATACTGATATATTTTTGCGTATATTTATTAAAACCAATATTTTCACTAGATACTATAATAAAATCCTCGTCAAAACCTATTAATAGGGGAGAACCATTTCGAATTAACCACATTTTATTTGGATATTTGTTATGAATTACACACAGAGCCCATGTACCTTTTAATTTACATATAGCACTATTAATGGCGTCAGACATTATATCTGTTTTTTTTAAAAAATAACTAATTAAATTTACAATCACTTCTGTATCAGTTTGTGAAATAAAAACATAGTTATTTTGTATTAAAAATTCCTTTAATTCTTGATAATTTTCAATAATACCATTATGTACTATTGTTATATCATTATTCATATCACTATGTGGATGAGCATTAATATCTGTCTTAGCCCCATGAGTTGCCCATCTAGTGTGTCCAATACCGATCGTTGAGTATAAATTTGAATTTATACATTCATTTTTTAAAAGTGTTAAAGAATTATTTGTGTTTGAAGAAGCATATTTTTTAGTAATGTTATGGTTATTATTTATAATAGTTAATCCAACTGAGTCATAACCTCTATTTTGTAAATTTGTTAATCCGTTTAATATGTATTCTATACAATTATTATTTCCAAGGTAGGCTACAATACCACACATAAATATAAATATACTGACATTTATATTTATACAATTAAACTTATTGCAAATTTGTTATATGAATATTTATATATACATTACTTAATTTTGAAACATCATATACGTCTTCTGATATGATTTTTGGAATACCTTTGTTATGAAAACATATAGTTTGATGATTTTTCATATATAAATTCTCTCTATTGATACTCCATTTTTGTTTTCCTATATTAATATGATGATTTGTATTTTTCCATAATTCTATTAAACTTGTATGATATTCTATATGTATATTGTTTTTATCATCTATTCTAATATGTTTGGGTAAATCTGGTTGACAACTGACAAATAATTGATTATTTGAAATTTCATAAATCATTTCAGGCTGCCAAAGGGGTATATAATAATAATCATCATTATATTGTAGTTTATACACATTTTGTTCAAACAAGTCATCTAAACTAGGTTTTAATATAATTCTTTCGTCATCTTTCGTTTTTTCATAAATAATTGACTTTATCTTTTCTAAAAAGTGATCGCTATAATGAAATGCACTAGCATAATCAGTTAAAAAGTCGTATATTAATATTAATTTATTTTTGTCAATTGTTTTTATAAATATTAATGCTTTGTCTTCGCACATATTGTAAATTATTTGTAAAATATTTTTAACTAATGAAGTTTGATTATTTTCACTAGTCATTAAATTAATGAATTGTTGCAATATGGTATGATAATCATTTTCATTTTTTTCTTCCTCAAATATTTCATTGTCACAATCCATATAACCTTCATATTTCATAATATAATCATAAGCATTTTTAATATCTTGAAAACGTTCTTTTGCATTGTCTGAATTATTTTTATCAGGATGATATTTTAATGCAAGTAACTTATATTTTTTTTTAATTTCATGTTCATTTATATTATTACTATTTAATTCTAAAATATGTATTGCTTTACTAATGTTCATTTAATTCTAGTTATCATATTATAAATTATTGTCTCTAAATGATATATTGGTCTATAGTTATTATTATAAAATTTTAATTGCTGGTATAGATTACATGATAATATAGAAATATCTTCTTTATTTATATGTTCTTTTACAATCAGTTCACTAAAAATATACCATATACATTCTATAACATCTAAATTATAGGTTAACATATCATATAAATGGTTACGTAGTTCCATAAAGTTGATATCGTTCTTTGATGTTATATATGAAATTATATTATTACATATTACATCGAAATTATCATTAGGTAAAGGTTGAACAATTTTATTTTTATTGAATATTAAATCCATATATTTAATTTCTTTTAAATTTGTAATACTAGAGGTATCGATAGATTTCAATAACTTGTTAACATTCGTATTTTTATTATTTTCCTTATTTTTTACAACTCTATTTAAAATCATTTGATTTGTATAATTAACGTCTTTTTTGTTATTATGTGTATTAAAATTTATAAGATTTTCGTACGTAGGCTTTTTAACATTGATAATATCCATTGTATTTAATATTTTGTTAGATATAAAGGTTATATGTTCAGAAAGAATAATAAATTTAACAGTTATATTGGTATTACTATGATTATATTGTTGAATATAACTATAAAAAATTTCTAGTAATTCTGAATGTATTAAATGAAAGTTCTTACAAATAATAAAGCCAAACTTATTTGATTTCATACTTATAATATCAATTATTTGATAAAAAATTTCGTGCCATATTAGTTTTGAGTTACATCCAAGTAGTGACATATCTATTTCATAATGAATATCACTTATCTTATATTTATATTCCAACTTTTCAGTATTAGCCATTATTTTATTTTCGTATTTTAAATTGCTTGGACTAAATTTTAATAAAAACAATAATAATTGTGTATATTTACCTGCACCAGACGGTCCATATATAATTATATTATTCAAATTCTCTGGATTATCTGAAAATGACTGATATAATTCGTTTAGTTTTTCATGTATATTATGTTTTTTTGCAGATATAATATAATCATCAAATAAAGATTCATAATATTTCATTTATTTATATAAACAATAAGTATTCATTGTTTATACGCATTTATTTATTTAAATATTTACATTGTATTCCTTGTTAATCCACTCTATTAATTTTTCTTTTTCACAATTTAAAAATCCAAAAGGACATTTTTTTATATTTAAAAATTGTGGCTTTTTCATTGCATTTGTCTTATAGAATACATATGGACCAAATTTACCTGTTCGAATATTAGCATTTTCGGTTAAATCTCTCAATATAGAAGGACCATTTACAGTTTTATTTTTCAAAAAATTAGAAATAGTTTCTATAGTAATCTCTTGAATAGGGGTTTTAATATCTTTAATACTTTCCTTTTTTTCATTCCATTCAACATAATAACCATATCTACCGTGTTTTATATACATATCATATTCTTCGTATTTACCTAAGTATATATCTCCAGGATCTAGCAATTGATCTAGACTATATTCTTTATTTTTTAGTTTTTCAATATCTATTTCTATCTGTTTATTGCCTTGTAAATATTCAATATTACCATCTTCCATAGTATGTTTGATTACAGGACCATATTTCTCAAATACAAAATCATAATTTTCGCAAATAGGATAAGACTTCTTTTCCAGGTTTTTCATATTCTTTGAGAGATCTTTTAAATCATTGTAACATTCTTTACATATAGCCGCCCAATCATCTATTTCTTTATTACAGATTAAATCCAATTTCTTTTCCATATTTTTCGTATATTCATATGAAAATATATTATCAAAGTTCTCCACAAGAAATTCTAATGCTAGTTTACCAATGGGTTGTATAAAGAGTTTATTTTTTTCTGCACCAAAAGTTTTCGTTATCTGTTTTGAAATTATTTTTTTATCTTCGAGAACATACTGTATAAATGTTATTTTTAATCCTTCATAATCTTGTTTTTTTACATATCCTCTGTCTTTCAATGTTTCAATTATAGTTGAATACGTAGATGGTCTACCGATTTCTAATGATTCAAGTTTACTTACTAAACTGGCTTCATTATAAAAACTATGTTTATTAGAAACATGAATATTTGCTTCTATTTTGTTATAATTGAGAACCTGATCATTTTTTTCTAAATTTTTAAAATACATAATAACTCCATTATAGGTATTTTGCATGTCAGTTATATTTTCTTTGTTTTGCAATATTTTCCATCCCAAAAATAGTGGTATTTCAATAATATATTGATATTCGTATTTTAAAGGAGCTTTTAATAAAATATGATGATTTTTATATTTTGCAATAGACATACAACTTTCGATAGTATTTCTCCATATTAGTTTATATAAAGAAATCAAACGATCTTTATTACTATCAGGTATAGTTTTTAGTTCTAATTGTGTTACTCGAATAGCCTCATGAGGATCTTTACTATTACTATTTTTTAAATTAGATGTGTTTCCAATATATTCTTTACTTTTGAAATTGCGCAAAATATAATCTTCAACTTTTTCAATAAATATTTGTGAATACTTTTTACTTTCTGTTCTCATATAAGTAATATATCCGTTTTGATATAATTCTTGACATAAAGACATTGTTTCTTTTGGGGACATATGTAAATTGTTACTAGCAGTTTGTAAAAGTTTGGACGTACAAAATGGTTGTGGGGGACCTTTCGTGGTATCCTGTACTTTACCTATAACAACCTTATGTTCAAACGATTTACTCTTTTCTAAAAAATCTTGAACTATATTTTCCTTTTCAATATTTTTTGTTAATTGAAAGTTATAATTTTCACTACCGAATTGTCCATTAATTTTATAATTTTTATCTACAACTTCGTTTCTAGATTCATTGTTTTCATATATAAGTCTTAATGCTGGGGTTTGACACCTACCAGCCGATAAAGAATTATCTTTATTATTATATAAATATTTCCATAAAAATGGAGATATCTTATAACCAACGATTACATCTAAAACCTGTCTAGCATGTTGTGCTTGAACTAAATTCATGTTAATTGTAGTAGGTTTTTGAATAGCATTAATAATTGCTGTTTTGGTAATTTCATGAAATATAATACGTGGAGTGGTTAATGGTAAGTTAAAAATTTCGCATATATGCCATGCGATTGCTTCCCCTTCTCGATCATCATCAGTTGCTAAAAAAATATTTTTTGAATCAAATTTATCAATAAACCCCTTCATTTGTTGAATATGATAT